GAAATGTATCATCAAGTAAAGTATAATGTTCTTAATGCTACATTAGAAGGTAGTGATGAGCAAGCATTTTATAATCATTGCATTGGTGGTAAAAAATTTTATAGACCTATTGAAAGTTATCAAGATCCTGAGTATTTAAAAAAACTTAGTGACTCTCTTAAAGGACATTTTGTATCAGAAGAAACTAGAAAAAAATTAAGTGAGAGAATGTTTGGTAAAAAACATGCAGAAGAAACTAAAAAGAAAATGAGTGAAGCACAAAAAGGTGAGAAAAATCATATGTTTGGTAAAAAACATACAGAAGAAACTAGAAAGAAAATGAGTGAAGCAAATACAGGTGAGAAAAATCCTTTTTATGGTAAGAAACATACAGAAGAAACTAGAAAGAAAATGAGTGAAGCACAAAAAGGTGTACCTAAGTCAGAGGAACATAAAAAGAAACTGAGTGAAGCTAACTCAGGAGAAAAACATGGTCTGTATAAAGGTAAAGCAGAATTTTATCTTGATGATAAACGAATGGAAGTTGGTTGTTTAAGTGCATGGTGTGATAAAAATGGTTATGATATAGGAGCAGTAAGTAGAATAGCACGTACTACTAGAGATGGATTTATTGAAAATGTTAATATTAAAGGAGGACCTAAAATAAAAAGAAGATCATTATCTTCTAAAGGACCTTTAGGAATTATAACAAAAGTAAGATGGTTCAATGGATGATGAACTTGATATAATACAGTTAGAACAATTGTTTCCATCTGAACCTGAAAGCCATGAAAAACAATTGTTTCTTGCTGTTATACTTCAAGCTTTATTAGATGCAACAAAAGATAAAAGACAAATAGAAAAACCAAGAATAACATATGAACGAGATCGAGCAAAGGGATGGTTATTTGCAAGGGTTGGTGTAACTTGTAAAGACTTTGAAGAAGTTTGTAATATGGCAGGTGTTGATCCTCAAGCTACAAGAAGTTTTGCTTATAAAGTTATTAATTCTGGTGAAACAAAACGTGTACGAAAAAGAATTCAAACAGTATTAGGAGAAACTAATGAATAAAAGAGAAAGTCATGAACAGTATATGGCTAGACGAACAGCCGAAGAAAAAATATTAGCAAGTGATAAACAAGTAGGAGGTAATCATTATAAAGATTGTGCAATACAACCTATTGATTTTATTATGGCAAATGATTTTGGATTTTGTGAGGGTAATATAATAAAGTATACTACTCGACATAAGAAAAAAGGCGAGGGTAAAAAAGATTTAGAAAAAGTAATTCATTATGCTCAACTATTAATTGAAAAGAAATACGGAGAAAAGTGAATGATTGTAAATAACTATTTACCAACAGAGTATCAATCCTTTATACACATGTCTAGATATTCAAGATGGTTAGAGGAAGAGGGGAGAAGAGAAAGTTGGTATGAAACAGTTGATCGTCTAATTAATTTTTTTAAAACACATGTTAATATAAATTTAGAAGTTCGTGTAGAAGATGAAATATGGGAAGAAATTATAACACATATACTATCTCTTGAAGTTATGCCATCCATGAGAGCTTTAATGACTGCAGGTAAAGCATTAGATAGAGAACATATAGCAGGTTATAACTGTTCCTATATTCCTATTGATAGTCCTAAAGCATTTGATGAAGTTCTATATGTCTTAATGAATGGTACAGGTGTAGGATTTTCTGTTGAAAGACCATATATAAATGGTTTACCTACTATACCTGATAAAGAATTTGAAGAAACAGATGATGTTATATCTGTTGCTGATTCAAAAGAAGGGTGGGCAAGAGCATTCAGGGATTTAATATCTTATCTTTATACAGGTAGAATACCTAAAATAAGTATAACTAAAATTAGACCTGCAGGTTCCAGACTTAAAACATTTGGTGGCAGGGCTAGTGGACCACAACCTCTTGTAGATTTATTTGACTTTACTATTAATAAATTTAAGAATGCTAAAGGTAGAAAGCTTACCAGTTTAGAATGCCATGATATAGTTTGTAAGACAGGAGAAGTTGTAGTCGTTGGTGGTGTTCGTAGATCAGCATTAATATCTTTATCTAATTTATCTGATGATAGAATGCGATCAGCTAAGACAGGTGAATGGTGGAATACAAATCCTGAAAGAGCATTGGCAAATAATTCTGCTGTATATACTGATCAACCTGATACAGGAACCTTTATGAAAGAATGGTTATCTTTATATGAAAGTAAATCAGGTGAACGTGGTATATTTAATAGATCTTCAGCACAAGAAAAGGCAAAACAAAATGGTAGAAGAAATGCTGATGTAGCTTTTGGTACTAACCCTTGTTCAGAAATTATTCTTAGACCAAATCAGTTTTGTAATCTTACTGAAGTTGTTGTTAGAGCAACAGATGATATAGATAGTTTAAAAAGAAAAATAAAAATAGCTACAATACTTGGTACTGTACAAGCTACTTTTACAAACTTCGGTTATTTACGGAAAAGATGGATAGATAATACAGAGGAAGAAAGATTATTAGGTGTTTCATTAACAGGTATTATGGATAGTTCTGTATTAAATGGAAAAGATAAGAAGTTAGAAGATACATTACAGCAACTACGAATAACTTCTATTGAAACAAATAAAGAATGGGCAAAGAAATTAGGCATACCACAATCAACTGCAATCACTTGTGTTAAACCTTCAGGTACTGTTAGTCAATTAGTAGATAGTGCTAGTGGTATACATGCCAGACATAATCCTTATTATATTAGAACAGTTAGAGGTGATAATAAAGATCCATTAACAGAATTTATGAAAGCATCAGGTATACCTAATGAACCTGATTATTTAAAACCTGATCATACAACTGTCTTTTCTTTTCCTATGATGGCTCCTAAAGGTTCTGTATGTCGTAATGATATGACAGCCATACAACAATTAGAACTCTGGAAAATTTATGCAGAACATTGGTGTGAACATAAACCTTCTGTAACTATATCTGTTAAAGAAAATGAATGGACACCTGTTGGATCATGGTGTTGGGATAACTTTAAATATTTAAGTGGTGTGTCTTTTTTACCACATACAGATCATACATATAAACAAGCACCTTATCAGGATATAGATGGAAGGAAATATAAAAGACTATTAAAGAAAATGCCTAAAGAAATAAACTGGAATAAACTTCAGGAATTTGAAACAGAAGATAATACAAAAGGATCACAACAACTTGCCTGTACTGCAGGTGTTTGTGAATTAGTGGATATATAGAAAGGAATAAATAAATGAGTAGAAAAATGCCACATAATGTACGTAAAAAGTTAGATGATAGATTAACTGATCTTTTATTTTCTGGAGTTGAAAATGCACTTCAAACACATCATTTAGTTGCTACAACTGATGCATACAGACCTGAAGAAAAAGATGAAGACCACCAAAGAGTTTATGGTGCTACTGAATCTAGAATAGGAACAGATTATCAATTAGATTGGAAACATTATAACGAATGTGAAGGAGGAGCCTTTAACAACTGGAATGAATTTGAAAGATACTTGATTAAAGGTGTATGTCATTTGAAAAGAAAATGGAAAGGTAAATATTATTTTTATAAAGTAACTGTACAAGAAATGAAAGAAGAGAAGGAAGGACATTATTAAAGAAAAAATAATAGAGCAACTCAAAACCATAAGAGATCCAGAAATACATCTTGATATAGTAGAGCTAGGTCTTATATATGATATATCATTTGAAAAAATACAAACGTTTAGTCCAGATGGAGAAGATTCTATGCAAGAAAATAAGTGTAATATTTTAATGACACTAACTACTGCATGGTGTCCTGTTGCTCAAGAGATGCCCATATGGGTTAAAGAAGCTGCCTTGAAAGTAAAAGGTGTATCTGAATGTGATGTGGAAGTTACCTTTAATCCAGCATGGGATAGAGATAATATAACAGAAGCTGGTAAATTAGAATTGGGATTAGTGTGACGTATCTTGTAACTGAAGCTTGTATAAAATGTAAGTACATGGATTGTGTGGAAGTTTGTCCTGTAGATTGTTTTTATGAGGGTGAAAATATGTTAGTTATTCATCCTGATGAATGTATAGACTGTGGTGTATGTGAACCTGAGTGCCCTACTGACGCTATATATCCAGATACTGAAATGGAAGATGTAGAACCTTGGTTGGAAATTAATACGAAGTACTCAGAAAAATGGGCTAACATCACACGTAAAGGAACACCACCTAAAGATTCAGAAAAGTATGATGGAGAAGAAGATAAGTTTAATAAATATTTTTCTGAAAAATCTGGAGAAGGAGATACTTAGATGAAAACAATATGGTTATTATATATACTTGTTTCTTTTAATGGTAATCCTCAATTAGAAGTAGAGGAGTATAATACAGAAGAAGAATGTATACAAGAGAAAGTAAGAGTTATACAAGAAGTTAAAGAGGTATATAACATAGAGGATGCTCAAGTACATTGTATAAGAAGTGTAAAAAGTTCTTGACATTTGCTTAAAAATAGTATATAATATAGATATAGAATGCCAATGATGGATTCTATTATAACTCGCTTATAAAGGAGAAAAACAATGCGAAATGAAATATTATTTAATTCATTACCAAAATTAACAATTGGTTTTGATAGTTTATTTGATCAACTACATACGTTCCATGATAGAGGGATAGATAGTTATCCACCACATGACATTATCAAGGAAGATGAAAATAAATTCTGTATAGAAATGGCTTTAGCAGGATTTAAAAAGGATGAAATAAAAGTAACATGGCAAGAAGATCTTCTAACAATCGAAGGAGATCGTGGAAAAAGAAATGATAATGAGAACTATGTTTATAAAAGTATTGGTCATAGAACATTTAAAAAAGTATTTTCATTGTCCGAACTTGTAGAAGTTACTAAAGCAGGATTTGAAGATGGGGTATTACACGTTCATTTAGAAAAAAATATACCTGAATCTCAAAAACCAAAAGTAATTTTTATTGACTAGGAGTAACTTGGCAGGGAACTATAAATTTTAGTTCTCTGCCTTATTATATATGAAGAAAATTAAATTTAGTACAGACTTTAAAGCAATAAATTTCTTTAAGAAAAGAACTTCTATAGGAAATTCTGTTAGAAGTAAACCAAAGAATAAACATAAAAGAAGAATATGGAAACAATATAAAGGTCAAGGTAAATGAAAGCAAAACAAAATATTAATACAGTATATATTGGATACGATCCTAGAGAAGATACAGCATATGAAGTTTTAAAATTTTCTATTGAACGAACAGCTTCCAAACCAGTTCAAGTTCTACCATTAAAAAAAGATATTTTAGAACATATGGAAATGTATACAAGACAATCAGAGATAATAAAAGGACAGCCTTATGATATTATAGATGGTCGACCTTTCTCAACAGACTTTAGCTTTAGTAGATTTTTAGTTCCAGCATTAAATATGTATCAAGGTAAGGCTTTATATATGGATTGTGATATGTATGTAAGATCAGATATATCAGAACTATTTGATTTATGTGATATGGATTATTATCCTTTATGGTGTGTACATCATAAGTATGAACCAGAACATAAAACAAAAATGGATGGTAAAGAACAACATATTTATCCTCGAAAGAACTGGTCAAGTCTTATGATGTTTAATTGTGGACATAATGAAAATAAAAAACTTACTCCTAAAGTAGTTAATACACAGACAGGAAGATGGTTACATAGATTTCAATGGCTACCTGATAAAGAAGCAGATATAGGTAGAATACCTGAAGAATGGAACTGGTTAGATGGACATTCAGATCCTGAATTAAAAGCAAAGATTGTACATTTTACAACAGGTGGACCTTGGTTTAAAAGATGGAAACCAAGAGTAACTCACAGAGCTGATGGAGATTATGCTGTTGAATGGTGTAATGAAGCTCGGTGGTTACAAATGAATGGTATAATAGATAGAGATAAGGATTACATGATAGAATGATAGATACATTAAAAAAGAATTTATATTCAGCAATAAAAAAACATTTTGAAGCTAAACGAGAAAGAGCTATTTATCAATTAAATTTAGCATTTCAAAAATCTGTTGCTGTTGGTGAGCATCCTAAGATTGTTGAAGATGCTATTACTTTAACAGAAGAAATAGCTGCTGCAGATGAAGCAATAGCTGCATTAGAAAGTTACTTTGGAGATATGAATGACTGATGTACAATTTGTTACGTCTTTTAACGAAGACATTTTAAAGACCACAGCATCTCATTTAATACAATCTATAAAAGATAATGTTGAACCAAATATTAAACTTACTTGTTATCACCATGATTGTAAATTAGATGCTTATTCATTAGCTGAATCAGATTCGTTTAACTTTAAAAACTTACATGACATAAAAGAATATGAGGATTTTTTAAAAGATAAAGCTGATCATAATGGAACCGAAGCTGGAGCAATACCTTATAACGCCAAGCTAGATGCTTTACGTTGGTCACATAAAGTATTTGCTTTAACAGAAGAAGCTTTCTCTTTAGCTGAAAAAAATATTAAAGCAGGTTGGTTAATATGGATTGATGCTGATACCTATTTTAAAAAACGCATAACAAAAGAAGATATATTATTTATGTTACCCGAAGGTGCTGACATAGTTTATAATCCTGAAGATCCTTACTTCATGGCATTTAATTTAAATAAACAACCACCTTTAGATTTACTAGGAGATTTACGAGGAGCTTATATTTCTGGAGAACTTATTCAATACAGAGAGTGGCATGATATGTTTCTTATAGAAAGATTAATGAATATTTATTCTGCACATGGAATGAAAATTCATAAAACTTCTCAAATAAATAATTATATGTATCACTTTAGAGGATTATATGATCCAACTAAAAATCCTGTAAGAGATAGTAAAGGTAATAGATTATTTCCATTATCAGAAGATACAACACCTGATATAAAACCTAATAGATATTCACAGATTGTTGATTTAATACGCCATTACAAACCTAAAAGTATTATTGAAACTGGTACATGGAATGGTGGTCGTGCTATTGAAATGGCTTTAACAGTCTTTGAATATACTGATACATTAAATTATGTTGGTTATGATTTATTTGAAGATGCTACTGTTGAAACAGACCATGAAGAATTTAATGGAAAAGCACATAATAAAATGTCTGCTGTTCAGAAAAGACTTGAAGGTTTTGCTGAACATGTAAAAGAAAATCAAAATAAAACTTTTACTTTTAAATTAATAAAAGGTAATACAAGAAAAACTTTAACCGATCAAAAAAATAATTTTGATATGGCATTAGTAGGTGGTGGTAATAGTCTTCAAACAGTTCAACATGATTTTGATTGTATTCAACAAACTGATCTGATTGTTCTAGATCATTATTTCAGAGAAGATGACGATAAACTTATTCCTAATGAAGCTTATCAAGGTGTTAATAAAGTTTTTAAAATTATTAAGAAAAAATCTGGTATACGTAAGTATGTCTTACCATCAGGGGATAAAGTTAAAGGTGGTGGATTTACCCATCTTGTTACTCTTTTAACCAAGAAAAAATTATCTAAAATACCTGATAGATTACAGCGAGTTCCTATTGTTGTTAATCCAAGAGATTGTGTACCTAAAGATTATATTAGAAATAATATAAAAGAAAATATGAAATTAATAGATAAGAATAGATGGTTAGGTAAATATAGTTTACATCTTGATATTGGAATTATTGTATCAGGAGGACCTAATATAGACTATGATGAAATTAAACAAATTCTAAAAGAAAATCCAGATGCTGTTTTATTATGTGTTAAACATAGTTATCCTGGACTTATTGCTAATGGAATAAAACCTTGGGCATGTATTGTTTTAGATCCTAGAGATATTGATGGTGTAAGTACACATGGTATTAAAAGAAAAGAGTTATTTAAAACTATAGAACCATCCACAAAATTCTTTTTAGCATCTATGACTGATCCATCTGTTACTAAATATTTACAAAAACATAAAGCTGATATATGGGGATGGCATGCCTTTACAGAATCATTAAGAGATGCTGAAGATAGAAAACATGGAATGAAAAATAATCAAGTAAAAATTCGAGATGAGTTAGGAATGGCTCAAGGAACAACTCTTATTACTGGTGGAACCTGTGCTGCCATGAGATCCATAGGAATTTTACATACTATGGGATTTAGACAAATTCATTTGTTTGGTTTTGATTCTTCTTTAAAAGATAAACCAACAAAAGAAATGTTAAAAGAAACTACTGGTGCTGAAGATGAAGAACCAAGACCAAAGTACTTTCAAGTATCTGTTAAAGAAACACCTTACTGGACAACAGGTGAATTATTAGCTATGGCACAGGATTGTGAAAAAACTTTTGCTGATAAGTCAATGGGAATTAATTTTATTTTTCATGGAAAGAATACATTAGTTGCTGACCTTTGGGAGCTGGCACAAACTCAAGAAACATTAGAAAGTTATAAGGACTTCTTTAATGTACAGTAGAGAAAATCCTTCTGAAGAATATAAAGAATTAATAGTTGAATATAAAAATCTACATAAGAAAGGAAATAAACAACTAGCAGGAGATATAATGTTTCAAGGTATTAGTATAACTTTTTATTTAAAAGATCTAATGCATCTTATTCTTAACGTAGAGAAACCAAAAAGTATATTAGACTATGGTTGTGGTAAAGCTATATTATATTCACCAACTAATTATAATAAACTTTTAATTGATAAAGCAGGTTCTAGATTAAAAAAATCTCTTCCTGAACTTTGGAATCTTGACTACTATGCTTTATATGATCCAGGATATGAAGAATATAACAAGCTTCCTAAAGGAAAATATGATGGTGTTATTTGTACAGATGTTATAGAACATATAGATGAAAAGGATTGTGATTGGATACTAGAAGAGATATTATCTTTTAGTAAGAAGTTTGTTTTTGTTTCTATAGCATGTTATAAAGCTTTAAAAACTTTTACTAATGGAAAAAATGTACACGTTAATGTTAAATCACCTGAGTATTGGAAAGAAAAATTAGATGCATTAAGTATTAAACATCCTCATTTAAATATATATTCGGCTTTGGATGTTATAGTTACAGATAAAAAAGATAAAATGTGTGGTAAGTGGAAAACACATCCATATATAATTAAACGAAAGGAAAACTAATGTTAAATATATTGACAAGTTTATTACCTCTTGTTAGTGATGTTCTTGATAAAGTTGTTCCTGATCCTAAAGCTAGGGAAGCAGCAAAGTTAAAACTTATTCAAGAAGCACAGGCAGGTAAATTAAAAGAAGTTGAAAAGCAGTTGTCAGCTATTGTAGCTGAAGCACAGTCCAAAGATCCTTGGACATCTAGAGCAAGACCTACATTTCTATATGTAGTGTACTTGTTAATATTAACATCAATACCTATGGCACTTGTTCATGCTTTTAATCCTGAACTAGCACTACGATTGATAGAAGGTTTTCATGGTTGGTTATCAGCCATACCTGAATCTATCGTAACACTCTTTGGTGTGGGTTATCTTGGTTATACAGGTGCTAGAAGTTATGATAAATATAAACGATTAAAATAGAGAGGAAAGATATGGCTAAAAAATCTAAAACAGAACTTCAAAAATTTATACTTAAATATAATATCAAGAAATCTTGGATTGTTGTAGGTATTATTGCTGCTATATTTATAATAGCATTACTTTTTGGAAAACCTAAACCAGCAGACGCAGGGGAAGGATATAGTACGCTTCCTGGCTGGTCTGGAGGTTATAGATATTACTTTGATATGGATGAAAGTCCTAAAAGTAAACTAAGATTATTTGGAAAATATAAACAAAGAAGTGGAGATACTATTAAATTTGGTTGGGATAAACAAACTGGAAAAGATCTAAATCAATTTTCCTTTAACCATGATGGTAGTGGTATACTATTTCTAGAACAGGAGTTTAAATTCTAATGAAAATATTTATATTAATAACTGTTATGGCTTTCATAACAGCTTGTAGTGTAGGTACTCATCAAGTTGTAACTGTTGAACCTATAGAAGAAGTAAAAGCACCAGTAGTAAAAACTGCTAGTGCATGTTCAGATGAAAGGAGTTGTAAATAATGAAGACATTTATATTTACAATAATAGTATTAGGTTTAATTGTAGGTGGAGGTTATTATTTAACTCAATATGATGCACCTACAACAGTAAGTGAAGAACAATAATGCCAGAAATATTTTATGTAGCCATGCTTATTGTTTGCTTTCATGGTGATTGTACAAGGTTTGAAAGTGCTCCTTACTCAAAGAACATAGGAGTTGAGGAATGTCAGAAGATGTTAAAGTATACATTTCAGACACAAGTAGGACCTTACTATGATGAGATTATAGATTTTGAGAAAGATAAACCTGAAGATATTAAGATAACATATGCAGGTTGTGATACTACTCAGAGAAGACCAGATGATAATGACTGGAAAATTATACCTGATGTTGATAAAGATTTAATTCCAAATCAAAATGATTTGAAATGGCAACAACAGAAAGGCAAAGAAATCTAATGTCTTGGTTAGTAATTTTACTTATACTTCTATAATGTCTTTAAACGAAAAACAAGAACGCTTTGCTCAATCCTATATACTCCACCGAAATGCATCTGAGGCTGCAAGGACTGCAGGATATGCTAAGAATTCAGCAACGCATCAAGGTTATCGCTTGCTTCAAATGCAAGAGATTAAAGAACGTATTGAAGATCTGGAAAAAGAATTAGAAACAGATGTAGATGTTGTGGCAGAGATAGAAAATCAGTATACATATGCCAAAGCACATGGACATACTAATTCAGCTATCAAAGCTTTAGAATTATTATCAAGAGTTAGAGGTGCAAAGAGTGATAAAGAATTAAATATAAGTCCTGAAAAATTAGAACAGGATCTTGTTAATTCTTTTAAAGTTCTTGGTAAGAAAAAAATGGAAGAGCTTCTAAAGAAATGTAAATTTTAAGTGTAGTAAGGATTAGTTATTTCAGCTTCTTCATGCGATATACTTTTAATATCTTTAGGAAAGAAATGTTGTAGTGTTTGTTCTACACCCATCTTTAAAGTATAGATAGATGATGCACATCCTGCACAAGATCCACTTAATTTTACATGAACATGTTTATCTTCTTTATCATAAGAAAGTAATTCTATTTTTCCACCATGCATTGATACGGAAGGTGTTATATATTTATCTATAGTTTCTATAATCTTATCTTCTATGGATTGATCTTTGTTCATACTTCAAATTTATCCCTCATAAAAGCCCATACAAAGCGTTTAGAAGGTTCTAGGGTGGGATGATACCATAGAACTCTAATTGCTCTGTATGGGCTTTAAAACGCTGTTAAATAGATTTTACTATTATTCATGGTAATTTCGTACCATAGTACCACCATGTGCT